GATTGCTCTATAGCTTCTTCTAGACTTTGTTGTTGGAGAGCTCCTCCAGTAGAACCTAACCTACCTTGAGAAAGTAATCTACCTTCTAAACCTTCTCTAGCTCTTGTACGTCCTGGCTGTAGAATATCTTCTAGTCTGTCAAACTGTGTCTGTGCTGCTTGATAAGGATCAAATTCATTTAACTGATTTAAAAATCCAGCGCCAGGAGTTTGTGCAGATAAAGCACCAGCTTGTTGGAAGAAAGGTAAGGCCTGTCCTACTCCTCTTTGAAATAGTGGTATACCTGATTGTGTGGGGCCGCCACTCTGTCCTAAGAAACTTGTTCCCTGAGTTCTAAGTAAATCAGCAACTCCTTGAAATCTAGGATCTAGTGCTCCAGTAGCCTGCCCACCTTCAAAGGAACCAGTACCTAAACCAGTAGAAATATCAAAGGGATTAAATTGTGCCATAGCAGAAGCTCTATTAGCAGAAGAGCTTGATATACCACCACTAGCAAATAATCCTCCCACGGCTGCTCCAAGAGCAGGTTGACCAAGAGCAGCTCCAACAAAGGGGGCTGCTGCGCCAATTAATGAACCTAATCCCATTATATATTCCTCATTTTATTTGAATCGGTACTTGATGCCAATCATGTTCAGGCCATTATCGTAGCCATCTGGAATGCTACTAATATGGGAAAAGAAAATAACTGTATTGCTGTATTGAATTCCTGCCTCGATTATCCCTAACGGATTTTGCATTTTCACCGTGGACTGATTTTCAGGATGGTCGGATGTATCGTAGTAATCACTGTGCATCGCAAGACCAACGTCAATATAAACCTCTGCCCGTATGCATTTTGGGAGGATGGCGGTGACTGATAATAGGATTATGAAAATGTATTTCATTAGATTATATACTGCCCTGCAAAATAGAATTGTCCGCTAGCAGTCACCTCACTAATTAGCATTTGCGATCTCCCTGTAGTGACATCCCAATTAGCTAAAGATATAATAGTATCATCGCTTACCACTTGTCCTGAAACATAAGTCCCAGCAGTAATTGCTAGATTTGTGCTTTGTCCAACATACATTGATCCGGATTTAATTCCGGTAGCGTTCGATGTAAAAGGTAGTCCTGCTATTACAGCAGCCTCAGAAGTGGTTAACGTCCCAAGACTTGATACAGCCAGATGTCCACTAAAAAAAACACGATTGCCAACCCTAGTATAGCTTCCATATTGTTGGCTATATGTTTGACTTTCCCCGTCGCTACGTGAAGCGTCCTGAAGTGTTGGCGTCCAGGTTCCCTCTGCGTCAGCAGGATTCAGCAATACTAGATTAGTGCCGTCATACAATAATTTAGCAATCATACCGGCGGCGAATTGTCCGGCTACCGGGTCATTGCCATTTAGTAACTTAACATCCTTCGCGCCGACCGTATCAAAGTTCATCGTTAATGAACCTGTATTTACCTCATCAACTTGGACTTCGTAAACACGACTTGTATCGTATGCCGAGATACCTAGCGTAGCGGTGTAGACTGTTGCTGATCCGGCTGTTGTGGGTGGGATGCTAGAGAATCCTTGAGTCCCTAACAATGTTCCGTTGAGGTTGAGTTTAAGCTGAAGAACAAGGGTAGCAGCGGCAGCGGCAGCGGCAGAAACCGCCGTGTACCATTGATGTCGGCCAGCAGATTGCATGTAGTCGCTGGCTTCATCGGTGACTAGATGTCGATACGTGCCGCTAGCATCTCTATATAAATTTTGGGCTGTAATCATTTCCGCGCCCGCTACTGCGGCTAAACTTGCCCAAAGAGATCCTGTCCCGCCTATTTGTAACACTCGTTGAGCAGCTTGCCATGTTTCAAGGGCAACACCAATACCAACATTCCCGGTAAGTGTAGACTCTCCGGTTACGGCTAAAGCACCTCCTAATGTTAATGCATTTATAGTTAAATCTTTAGAAGAATCTACTACAGCTACTCTACTAGCTTCTGGAGTACCTGCTGTTCCTAGAAGAACTCCTGAATCAGCAACATCTCCTCCAGCAGATTGAATGATTAATGCATTAGTTGTCGGAGAACTAATCTTATTAGTTTTAGTACCAGAAGCAGTCTCTAATGCTGCAAACTCTGTATCAAGATCAGCTCCATATATAATCTTATTTGGATCTCCTGAAGTTAAAGCATCTTTAGCACTAAAATCAGTTGTTTGTGAAAAATCACTCATTACGCCACCATTTTTCCTATCTTAGCTTGCATATTAATTTGTTGTAGAGCAACTTCTAATCCAGAAACATTAACCTGTATTCCAAATTTTATTACTCTTCCAGATTTAGTCATAGGTGAAGTAATATTAATGTATCCAGCGCCAGCACCATACTCAGCAATACCAAACTCAGCTTCACCATATTCAGCCAATGATCCTGATGTTGCCACAGTTATATTTTTAGAATTAAAAACATCTAGAAAATCAAAACCCCACTTAACAGTTATAGTTACACCGGATATACCATATACAATTAATCCTATTTTTTTAGGTATCTTGAGAAATGATTGAACCTCTTCTCCCATATTATTCCAAGGACTGTGGTATTTAAAGAGATAAGAAGCACCCCCCGTACCATCAGAAAGAACATTATTCCTATACCCTTGATAAGTACTAATGAATCCAGCAGTGCCTAGATAAGTATTATTAGATAAATCAGTAGATAGAGCAGTAGTATATATATCCCACTCAGCCATTCTAGCAGAACCATCTTCTAAAATATTACGAAGATCAAAATAATATACCTTACCTGTACTAGTATTAGTATTAGGCAAAGATATAATATACATACTTTCTTCCTGATTATATGTACTCTTTACATCACTAAAAGATACAGTTGCATTAACATCGTTCAAAAAATAAACTTTATTATTTTTAGATAAGTCTCTTAGAGGCATACTCTTCTCTTGTATAGTTCTACTTAAAGAACGTATACCTGTATGAGATAAGAATATAACATCATTCCCTATGTGTTGAATACTGTCTCTAGCTATACATCCAATACCACTAATAGATTCTACTAGTGTCATTTGGGTAGTATCCAGAGTACCTCCGCTTGCAGGATCCCAAGGATTATTATATACTATAATAGATCTTTTACCAAATATAACTAAATGTCCATTAAACTCAGTTACCAATACACCTTCATCCATACCAGATAACCACACTGTAGATAAATCAAATACTCCATTAAAAGCTGAAGTAGATAAAGAGTCTGAGTATTTTAAATCTGTACCATCTATTACCCACATACGTCCAAATGCAGCAGTTATATTATCTGTAGTACTAGAGGGTTGTTGTGTACCAGCTAAAGTAATATCTGCAAAACTACCAGAAGTAGAGGTTATAATTATAGGTGTGTGGCCAGTCTGGTATCCCACACAATTACCATTAAAATTTACAAAGTGCCAGTTGTCTGCAGAAGGAGATGTAATAGTTCCTGTAATTGCAGTTAAAGAAGTGCCAGCTATTTTATAAATAGCATTGCCAGCAGCTAATATAATTATACTGTTGCCATCACCATCAATATATTCATGTATAGATTTAACTTCAGGACTAGTTGATATAGCAGTATCATTGCTATTTCTATATCCTTTTCTAGCAGCCATACGTCCACTAGAATCTATAACACAATTAAGAGCTTCTGTAGCCCAGCCAGGAGGCATCAATTCTCCGGCTTGTTGTTTATTCAAACCGAGAAAACCTGGAGCTGCAATACTTACACTTTGTAATTTCTTAGGCATTAAGCCACTGTCCAAACAACTTCATGAGGGACTCTTGCCTCATCAATAGCAATATAATCAGATATAGAGATTCTATAATCTATCATAAGTTCAGCAAACATAGTACTGCCATCCTCTCCTCTCTCAGATAAAGCTTTGGAGTGTGCTCTTAGTATTACAGGTAAATCGGGAACTGTTAGTTCTGTACCACTAGCACTTAAATCTGCTTGAGGTATATACATATAAAATTTTAAAGAGTATGTACTATCAGGCACAGGCCACATAGTTACTAAAGAATCATCACTTGATTGTCCCTCTATATAATAATATATTGGAACTGCATTCTGAGTTGTGCCTATATCAGCTAAATTCTTCATATAGTTAGAGGGAGCTACCCTCATAACTACGTCTTGCGTATCATTTATAACATGTAATA